CCAACGATGGGTGGTGGAGTTTATGATACCAGTAAGATGAATGATGTACTTGTTGGGGCAACTGGTTTAGGAAATACAGAAGAGGCGAAGGAAAAGAAACGAGAAATAGCAGCGGTAGATTCTATAAAGAAAGCCGGTGTTTCAGTTGATCAAGTTCCCGACCATGTACAAAATGCATTAACGAGAGATTATTCAGCAGTTATGAAAGCAATTGACCAGAAAAAGGACGGGATGAATTTTCGTCCATAAAGGAGTAAATAGTGGGTAGAGCAAGAAGTTCATTAGAATTAGATTTAGATCCAGATACAGTAATTGGATTAGAATTGCCTTTAAAACATGATGATGTTAAGGGATTTTTCCCTGGCACACCAACTACACTTTCTCAAACAGGAAATAATATTAGAAATTTACTTTTAACAAATAAAGGTGAAAGGGTAGGACAGCCATCTTTTGGTGCAGATTTACTTTTAGTTTTATTTGAACCAATGTCTGATCAGGTAATATCAACCGTTGAAGAAAATATATCAACGGCTATGGCATCATGGCTACCTCATGTAACAGTTAATAAGTTAAATGTTGAACCAGATGAGATAGAAATAAATCAGTTAAATATTTTACTTGAATTTGGTCTTGTAATGAACCCAACAGTTCATGATACTATATCTTTATTTATACAGGGTGCTGGCGACTAATTTAGTGGAGAAATAAAATGGCAAGAGTCCAAAAGGATGTTAGATATTTAAACAAAGATTTTGGTGCCTTTAGAGAGGGTTTGATAGAGTTTGCAAAAACTTATTATCCAAATACTTATAATGATTTCAACGAAGCTTCACCTGGAATGATGTTTATAGAAATGGCATCTTATGTTGGTGATGTTCTTTCATATTATGTAGATACACAATTTAAAGAAATGTTATTGGCATATGCAGAAGAAAAGAAAACTATATATGAAATGGCACAGGTTTACGGATATAAACCAAGATTAACTCGACCATCTTCTACAAATGTTGATGTTTTCCAAACCGTACCTGCAATTGGATCTGGAATAGTTGTAAAGCCTGATATGAGATACGCACTGACTGTAGATGAAGGTACACAAATTACTTCAACTGGTGATACGAAGTTTACTATGTTAGAAGATTGTAATTTTAAATTTTCAAGTTCTTTTGATCCATTAGATATTAATGTATATGAAACGGATCAGACTACAAACCTTCCTTCACTTTATCTTTTGAAAAAAAGTACACAGGTACGGAGTGGAGAAATAAATACAGAATCTTTTTCTTTTGGTACGGCCGAGTCATATCCACGAGTAAAATTGGCCAAGTCAAATGTTATAGAAATAATTTCAGTAATAGATGGTGATAGTAATATATGGTATGAAGTTCCATTTTTAGCACAAGATACTACATTTATAGATGTAGAGAATACAGCAGCAACTGATCCAAGTTTGGTTCAATATAATGATACAGTTCCTTATTTGTTAAAATTAAAAAAGACACCAAGACGATTTGTTACTTATATTATTCAAGATGGTAAAACTGAATTAAGATTTGGTTCTGGAGTATCAGATAGTCCAGATGAAGAAATTATTCCAAATCCAAGTTCAGTAGGTTCATCTTTGCCAGGTAGTCCATCTAAACTTGATACTTATTTTGATCCAGCAAATTTTCTTAAAACAAAAGCATATGGACAGGCACCGGCAAATACAACTCTTACTGTTAAATATTTAACTGGTGGTGGGATTAGTGATAATGTGGCCGCAGGAACTATAAACAGTATTACCAATTTTAGTTTTACCCATGAAACTTCAAAACTCGATTCGGGTTTAGTTAGTTCAACCCAAAATTCTGTAGCAGTAACCAACCCATATCCAGCAACGGGAGGAAAATCGGCAGAATCTACAACTGAAATTAAAAATAACGCTTTAGCATATTTTCAGGCACAAGGTAGGACGGTAACAAAAGAGGATTATATTACAAGAACTTATGCGATGGGCAATAAATATGGAGCAGTGGCAAAGGCTTATATTGTTCAAGATGAACAATTAAATATTCCGAGTATGCAAAAAGAGACTTCCGATGGTTCAAGTGTTTTTGTTGATGAACGACAGTTAGAAGAAATTAAAAGCAAAAATATACAATCATCTATTAAAAGACTTCCAAATCCAATGGCATTGAATTTATATACACTTGGATATGATGAAAATAAAAAACTTACCCAACTTAATGTGGCAATTAAAGAAAATCTTAAAACATATCTTAGTCAGTATAGAATAGTAACAGATGCGGTTAATATTAAAAATGCATGGATTATTAATATTGGAGTAAAATTTGTTTATATAGCCCGTAGAGGATTTAATAAGGATGAAGTAACTTTAAATTGTATAGAAAGAGTTAAAGCGTTTTTTAACATAGATAGGTGGCAAATAAATCAACCAATTGTAATTGCAGAACTGGCCGCAGTTATTTCAAATGTAGATGGTGTTGGGGCAGTTGTTCCACCATCGGAAAATAATCCACAAAAACATCCTGTATTAATTACTAATAAATGGCAAACTGCAGGTGGATATTCTGGAAATATTTATGATATAAATTATGCAACAAAGAATGGTGTTGTATATCCTTCTTTGGATCCATCCATATTTGAATTAAAAAATCCTAATGCAGATATAGAAGGAAGATCAATCGGTGATTCTGCTGGTATGATTTTTTAAGGGGAGAGTGTAAATGCATTATTTTGAATACGCAACAAAAGATACAACATTATATGAAATGAGCCATAGTATGAACACCGGCCAAGACGAAATTCTTGAGGTCAGAAAAGATATGAACGCCGATGGTTCTGCAACAAATGTTTCTCGTGCGTTAATTAAATTTGATTTGACTTATGTATCAAAATCAATATCATCAGGATTAATTACATCAGGTTCACAAACAAAATTTTATTTAAATTTATATGATGCAAATTCATCAGACCTTAATGTAAGTCAAACTTTATATACATATCCAGTAAGTCAATCTTGGGAAAATGGTTCTGGAAAATATGATTATTTTCCGATGGTAGAAGATGGGGCAAGTTGGAAATGGAAAGATAATTCGATTGAAAAAACTCAATGGAATGAAATTTCTGCTTCTGGTGGAACTTGGTATAGTGGAAGTGGATATGAAGCTTCTCAATCTTTCACTCATGAACCTGCAGATTTAAGAATGGATGTAACTGATATTGTATGGAAATGGTTACATAGTACAGTTCCAAATGAAGGATTTATGTTAAAGAGAAGTGGTAGTATTGGAAATACAGATTCAAATGTTGAAGAAGGAAATACTACTCGTTATGGACATTTTAGTTTCTTTTCTCGTGAAACTCATACGATATATCCACCAAAATTAGAAGTTTTATGGGACGATTCAAAATGGACAACTGGTTCTTTATCGGCACTTTCTTCAGATAATTTAGAAGATATGGTACTTTATATGAGAGGATTCCGATCAAAATATAAAGAGAAATCAAAAGTAAAATTTAGAGTTGTTGGGAGAGAAAGATTTCCTGAAAGAACTTATTCATCCACTCAATATTCTACTGGGTATAATACTGTAAAATATCTACCAAGTGGAAGTACATATTATCAAATTAAAGATGCTTATACAGAGGACGTTCTTGTTCCATTCGGAAGTGGTTCGAAAGTAAGTTGTGATAGTACAGGTAATTATTTTAATTTTTGGATGGACGGATTACAATCAGAAAGATTTTATAGAATAAATTATAAGGTTGTTAGTGGTAGTGGAACTGCCGATGAAACTGTACAATATTTTGATGAGAATCATTCGTTTAAGGTAGTGAGATAGAAAATGCCATATACAAAAAAAGAATTGAAGAAAAATGAGTATTGGCAAAGATTACATGAACAAGATAGGGTAGATTATCAAAGGAAATTAGAAGATGCCGAGAGTTTTAGTGATGTAGTTCAAGTAGTAGATGAGAATTTAGGAATCCTTCCTATTGCTCCAGTAGTACCATTACGAAATGAGGCAGGAACATTTTTAGCATTTGAGAATCCAGATACGGGATTAAATTATGATAGACCAGATCAAAGATTACCTGTTGCAAAAAATTCTCCCCACTATCACCGACCGCGGTCGGCCGATCGAGAGGGGGATCATTCTGGGGATTTATATTATCAAATTTTAGATACAGCAATAAAGGACCTTGTATAATAATGCCACAAGATATGACAAGATTAAAAGAAAAGGATTATAAACTTTTAAAGAAGGAAAATACCATTGTTCTTGGAGAAAGTGGTGGCCCTTATTCTCCTACTTTTGGCAACCATATTAACGATACTGTAAAATTTCATGTATATAATATGAGTGACGATTATCTTAAATCAGGTATAAGTGAAAATTTTATTAATGATGGAAATGGTATAAAATTAAATCCAGGCACTGATTTAAGAAAAATAGGGTTTACTCGTGGTAATTATAAAATTAAATATTATTTTTATAGACGAATGGCGGGTTCAGATGAGGTTGTATTGACCAAGAATGTAGGTAATTATTCAGGGATAGTTCATAGTGGTAATCCACAACTTACTGGTTTACCGATGGGAGCCTTTTATGTGGATGAAGATGGAAAGGTATATGAGGGAGAAGGTCCTCCGGCAGATGGTAGTCCACCAAGTGAACTTGATGTAAAAGAATATAAATTTTTTATTGATGATATATCATCCAATAGAAAAGAAGTTAGACTCGCACCACAGTTAATTAATTTAAATAAATATGAACAAGAATTTGATAGTTTATCTAATATATATGAAGTTTATGTTCCATTGTCTGGTGTCGGTTCAGGTGGATTTGGGAAATTTGGTGGTGTTAATAGTACGGCATTTCATTTTGATACTAAGCTAGAATCTGATATTGGATTTGAACAGAAATATAAAAATGGATTTCTTAAAGTTGAAAATGCATTTATTGTTGGATATAAAGATATAACAAATACAGAAAAAAATTCAGCTTGGTCATCAGAGGATCCGATTCCAGAATCATATATAGAGGCATATGATTTAAAAGATGCTGGATTTCCTATGGCAGTCAGATATGTAGTCAAGGAGGAGTCTAATCAAAAAACTTTAGGTGGACATAATTTCGAAGGATACACACCTATACCAAATTTAACAACACCTGGTATAAGATATCACTTTGATTTTGGATGTGGTCATACTGAAATTACTGATACACCATTTGCAAATCATACATATGATACTGTAGGAAGTTATAATCCTACTGTAACTATAATGACACCAAATTTTACGGAAGTTATTAGTGATGTTTATAGAAATGCAGAAGCACCACAAGACGGACCTGGATTAAGAGGTAGTAAATTA